AAGATCAATTTCTTCTTCTGACCCAGCTCTAAAACCTAATCCGTCAAGTTTTGCAGTAAATTCTTCAGTATCGTCTGTACGTTCAACGTCTGTTAACTCTTTGCTGAAGTCTAAGAAAATCTCTTCGCCGCCTGCTTCGCCTAACATATTGCTATTACTTGCGTTGAGCTCTTCAAACTTAGCAGTAATAGCTTCAATAAATGCTTTGCCAGGATTAATATATTGCTCACCGTAATCTTTCTCAATCATAGTAAGAACAGATGTTTCACCTTTTGGAAACTGTCCGCTTTCTCTGTCAAAGTAACTAAGGATGAACTCGCCTAATGGTGTCTTTTCGTCCTTTTCAAGTGTAATCTCGTCACCGTCTGTATCTTCTTCGTCTTTAACAACAGAGTATTGTTTACCAAATTGACCCATTAGCTCATCAGCTGCACTATCAAAAGAATCGTTTACTGTAGCACTCCTTGACGTTATGCCTTTGTTTAGACTTTGGCCAACTTGTTTTACAACCATATCCATATCGCCCATCTCTAGGTCTTTTTCACGTATTTCGTTATACAAGCAAACTCTTGGGTCATTTAAACAGCCATTAACCATTCTCTTAATACTAAAGTCGTCATATCCGTTTTGAGCTAGAATTGTTTGCATAACATGTAAATGTTGATCGTATGCTTTTCTATCGTCTGCACGAGCTTTTTGATAACCTTGCCATTTACTCTTAATCCAGTCAACTATACCTTCGTCTAAATCTTCTGGGCCTAGTTCTGTTGCTTTAGTTGCTTCGCTTACTAGTTTGTAAATGTATGGAAATACGTCAGCTAGTTCTTCATTAAACTGTTTAATAGTTAACTGATCAATCCAATTATCCGAAACGTCTGTAGGTACATCTTCCATCATTGGCTTTTCAAATGCTGCAAATGTTTCTGCATAAAACTTTGGTTTTTGTAATGAAGTGATTGTTTTCTTAACTGTAGCAATGCGCTCTTTAACAACATCTACATATCCTGCTAGACTTTCTGCCATTACAGCACTGCGGCCCATATAGTTTTTAAACTTGCGTAGCTTTGACATCTCTTCTGATAGTCCAACAATGTGTACACCAAAGTCATCAAACGGCATACCGCCTTCTGATACATGACGTGCCATTGCTCTTGCACCACTTAAATGCTTAAATGGATATTTAAATTTTTCGCCGTCTGCTGATTCAATATAAATTTTACCAATTTTTTGGCTACGTGCTGCTGCACTTTCAATGTTAATTGCTTCAGTGTGTTTAATTGATAATTTTGCATTACCTATTTTTTGAAAGCTGGTTTTAGTTGTTCCATACATAGTTGACTCACTCATTTGTTCTTCCCCGGCACGATTTGTTGCTAAAAATTTATAGTCTCGTTTATTTAAATTAGATTTTGTTATATTGCGTGTATCAAAGTTAAGCATACGCTTTTTACTAAATGTACGCAGTTCCTTTAAAAAGTCATACCAATTATTTTGTGTCATTGTATCTTCATTAGAAACAAAATTAGTACTGTACATAACACTCAATGTGTCTTCGTCAATAGTAACACTTACTTTGCCTAGTGTTCTGTCATTTTCTTTATATTCAAAATCAAAGAATCGAGCTGCCTTAGTTATGTTAGTTACTTGGCCGTTTTCGTCACCAAGGCTGACACTAGGAAAGCGTCCTCTAATTTTATTAAATAAATCTTCTGCTATATTCTCAAGGTTTTTCATACTAATATTTATCAATAGTTGCTGCTAATAAAGATAGGCATGGGAGCATCGTAATCATCCATACTTTCGGCTTGCGTAAAGGTATTATAAACTCTGGGGTCCCAGTCTTTTAATACATCCATCATTCTAATAGCAAGTAACGTAGCACTTACTAAGTCGTCGCCTATGCCTGCCTTAGCTTGGAAACTTGACCCTGTTGCTACATAACCTTTTAATTCAGATATTAAAGGTTTACTACTTACTGTCATCTTATCGTTTTCAATCATAGTCTTAAGTCTGCTACATGCTGTGATTTTAGTACCGTGTGTAGTGTTAAATCCTTTGCGGAACTTTCTAACATGACCTTTGCGTATAGCTTCACTTACAAACAAGCCCGGAATGTTTTCTTCGCCGTAATCATTAATAACAATTAAACATGCTTCGCCTATGCCGTTATTTTCAACACTCCAGTAACATCCATTTGGATTTTTTGTTTCAGCTACAATGTAGTTACATATGTCTGCTAGTACTCGTATTTGTCCTGGAATCGCTGTAGTATTATGTTTCCATTCTGCTACTTGCTCGTAGCTAGGTAATTCAAATACTTGTATAGCTGCATTATCACCACCGGTTCCCATACTAGGATCAAGTGCAACACAATATGTATAACTTGGACTAGGTTTTTTATACCAGCGTGTTTGACCCATATTTATTATAGGATTTTCGCCTTCCATTGCTGCTAACTTAATTGAGTTAATTAATGTTTCGTCGAATACAAGGAATTCACACCCGTATTCTCGACGGAACTTCTCTTCACCAATACGCCCAACTTCTGCTACTTTCCATTTTTCGTCACGATCTGGATGTTCACTCCAGTGTGCTATAAAGCTGTGAAAACCGTTTGAACCTAGCTCTTGTTCATTACCGTGTTCGTCAAACTTATTTTCTGCTTGTTTCCAAATAGTTGCAAAGGTATCCTCATCCGAGTTTGGTGTGCTTGTAATAATAGCACGACCACCTGTTGCTAGTGTAGGAGATATTGAAGTCCAAAACTCTTCAGCAATGTTGGGTTGCACAAATGCAAACTCATCACAGTATAGCAACGAGATACTCATACCACGTCCTGTGTTGCCTGTTGTTGTTTGTGCTACAATACGTGAACCGTTTTCAAATTCAATTGATTGTTTGTTATAACTTGTAACACCTGCACGTATATGATCAGGACAACTTTCATACACAAACCGTATGCGTGACATAATTTCTTGTGCGCCTGTGTATTTGTGTGCAGCAACTAGAACAGTTTGATCTGGTACAAACATTGCATACCATGCTAGATAGATACTAGCACAAGTAGTTTTGCCTGTTTGTCTAGGCATCATATTGATGTTAAAACGGAAGTTGTGATAACTATCCATTAACCCCAACTGATACTCATATGGATCGTATAATAACTTACCTTGTACAGGGTGTTGAATGTATGCAAATTTGCGAGCAAAATATAAGTATCCGTTATCAGGATCCATACAGGCTAATAAGTCTGCAATTTGATCTTCGCTAAATGTTTCTTGTCTATTGGCTTTCTTAATTAAGACGCCGTCTAATGATGCTGCCATAGTAGTATTTAACCTATAATATCGTCATAGTAACCAGTATCGAACCTTAGGTCAAATAACTTACGCTTATCTTGTTGTATTAATACCGGAACTGGCGATGCATTTGGTCCATTTGAAGGTTCACTCCATAGCCATTCATAGTCGCCATTATCAATTTTTTTGTGTAATTTTTTTAATCTTCTACGATTAAGTTTGGGACAAATATAAACAATGGCCTGGTTGTTGCCTAGCGGCTCAATCTCTCCAGACCATTGTATAATTTTTATTTCGCCCTTTTTGTGAGCTGCGCCACTCCAAGGACAAACTGGTTTAATATGTTGGAAATATTCTTCCCAATTAACCTCTTGACTTCTTACCACGACTCTTTTTACCTCTAGAGCCCTCTGTTGCCTTAATATCTTCGTTACCGCGTGACGCTTTTAATTTCTTCTTACCGCGTCCTCTGCCCTCGATAGTTTTCTTTTCGCTTAGTGCTGCCCAAAGTGTATCTTTAATTGATTCTTTAGTAACAGTTCCATGCATTTTCTTAGCCATTGGATTGTCACCACCAGCTGCTGGTTTGTAACTTTTCTTTTGACGATTTAACCCGCCGGAAAGATCTTTTGTCATTGTGTTATGATCTGCGTACTTTTCATCTGGAGCGTTAGCAAACTCTTCATTTGAGTCTGGCTCGTCGTCACCGCCAACTACCATTTCTGGCTCGTCGTCAGCTGATATGGAGATCATACGTCTCATATCATCCATATCATCCGCATGTGGATCTGAACTAGGCATTGCTGCTGGCATTGCTGTTGGCATTGCTGCTGGCTCTGCTGCCTTGTGTCCGCCCATTAATGTAATTAAATCTGCAATTGCATCTGCGCCTTGGGCGTTTAATGTTACGTTCATCGTTACAGGAGTTTCAGCAGCCATTGGTGCTGCGCCAGGCATATCGCCAGGCATCTCTGTCATGCCGCATTCTTTAACATCATTAATTGATTCTAAGATTGCTTTCATACTTCCTACTTCAGCTTTAGCAGCAGGGTTATTACCTGAACTAGCTGAATCCATATTTTCTAAAATTTTCTTCATATCCATTTTATTAGCCTCCTACGACAGCTTTGTTATTTTGAGAATCATTGATATCTTTTGATTCAGTTTGAGCAACATCACCGCTTGGCTCAATATTTCGTTCTGCACGAGCAACTTCTAACTCTTTAAGTAAATCCATAACTCTAGCGCCACCTACTTCTTGTTGTGCGCTTTCGCCACCTAGATCTTCTTTGCCTATTAACGGCTCGTAAACTTCTGATTCTTTTTGTTCTCTTTGTTCTAGTTCTACAGGTTCACCCGGAACTCTTACATTTAAATGTGTGTGGTCAACGCCGCAACAATCAACAAGATAACGTTCTAATATATGTCCAACTGTTGGATAACTTACTTCTGCTTCAAAAGTATGTACTTCCATATTTTGCAACTGTGGGAAATCCATTGGTGTTTCTTGTATTGGTGTTCTTTTTGGGCCAGTAAAACTAACAAGGTCAAACTTTTCTAAACTAGTCTTCATTGTGTCTGCACAGCCTTCAGGCATGTCACCTGCAATTCTAATAATAAAATTGTAAGTTTTTTTTGATTCGATTAGTATTTCGCTAAATTTTCGCATTATAGTATTTCCCATTATATGTTATTTATCTTTATCAAGGCCTTTAAGTCGCTGTAGTAGGCTGTTTCTATCAGTAACAACATAGCCTTCTCCGTTAATAACTTCACCGTCACCCCTAGGTGCATTATCTTTGTCCATTTTTTCTTTTTTAAGTTGCAAGTCAATCATTTTTAACTTCTTATCCATCTTTGCAACTTTGGCATCTAAACTTGTTTTTAACATACCGCCTGCAACTTCAAAAACTCTACTTGCAAACCGTTGTTCTACATTCATGCCTAAGTCCATTAAGTCGTCATATGCAGTAAGAGCTCGCTTTGCAATATCTTCAAGTTCATCGTCGGCTTTTTGCCCAAGTCCTTTAACTGCTGGCAATGCACTTGCAATCTTATCAAACTCTGCAATATCTCGCAAGGTCTCTTGTTGATTCTCTAAATCATGATTAGCTTGCTCTTCTTCTAATATTTCAGCTTGCTGAATAATCTCTTTAGACTCTGGCAAATTTAAAAGTTCTTCAAGTTTCTTTGTCATTGTTGTGGATCCATTATATGCTAGTATTATTTAGCTAAAATTATATCCAAATATATTAATATCTTTTTCAAATTTAGTTTGTACTATTTGCCTAGTGTTATCATTATAATAATCTCTATAACCGTGTGTTCTACTCGATGCGTTTATGACTGGTAATTCTTTATTAATATTAAATTTTTTAGCTATCACTTTTATTTCTTCGTCAATATTTTCTAACTTTATAATATAATCAATACCCACTGTCCTATGGTATTGATCCTTTAACATTGTAGTTTCTATAAAGTACTCAAACCCTTTTTCAAAATTATTTAATGCCTGCTGATTATATTCTAAACTAAACTTGCCTTTATTTTTAGGATGTTTAATTCTACGTAACGCTCGGTCTCGACTAAAGAAATACCAACTAACACACCAATCCCAAGGATTTCTTACTACTGCAAAACTAAAGTCAAATTTTCCGTACTTTAATTCAATATCAGATAAAGGTTGATGCTTTGTAGATGTTGTTATATAACTATCTGTATTGTCTAGTAACCATCTCTGTATACTGCTACCGCCTGTTTTAGGAATATGTATAAAGACACTATTGTAATCTTTAATAAGTACTGCCATTAACGGCGCCGGCCATTATGGAAAAGATCTCCTTCAGTAACTATACGAAAGAAAATACCTTTTTGTTTGCACCAAGCCCTGGCAGCTTGCCACTTAGCTTGATTTATAACCCAGTGAACTTGATTGTGTTGATTTTTACCTACTTTTTCTTTAACTGTTTGATTAAGTGGTTTTACTTCAATTAACTCTACTCGTTGTTTTCCGTCTTTATCACCATAAGCAATAAAAAAGTCGGGAACATATATTGTATGTTTACCTGTTATTGGATTTCTGTACGGAATTTGTACAGCCTCACTTGCCCACTGACTAACACTTGTATGTTCGTCACAAAACTTCATGAAAGTAAATTCCCAACTACTTCTATAAGTTGGCATTTTATTACCAATATATTTTGCAGGATTTTTTACTGTAAATTTACCTTGCGCAAATCTACCCATATTATTATCCTATTATATTTCTTGATTCAAATTTTGAAAAGTCTTTGTCTTTTTTAAAGCCTACTACACTAGTACGCTTTCTATTATAGTTTAATATCTCTGCAACAATTGCACTTAACTGTAGTGGTTCGTATGATCCAAGAGTATCTAACAAAGTAAAGATCTTAACATCATCATTTTTTGCTTGATTTAATAAAGTTACACTAATTGCAATTGATGCAGTTTCATTAAACCCCTTTGATAAGAAGAATGAATTTACAGCATTTAATTCGCTGTCAGAAAAATTTATTGGTTGTGTGTAATATCTATCAAAGAATAAACTAATATCTGCTTCTCTTTTTGACAAATTAGGAATTGGTAAACTACTCATAATGCACCTTCTAATATTTGTTTTCTATATGCTTCTTGTTCAGTTGCTGGCAAAGAATCCCATGCTACTGTTAGTCCGTTAACACCACTGCCGCCATTTTGTAAGAAATCTTTCTTATATGCTTCTTTTGCTAATGCATCTAATTTTGCTTTATTCTCGTTTAAATCTGTTACAAACGTTGTAGTTGAAGAAGCTGCTACACTTGTTAATAACTTAGATTCTGTTGAAGGCACTACAGATTGGTCCCCGCCTCTACCTTGCGATTTAGGAATAACTATATTTCTCAGGCCACCTATTGAATTGTTATTAGATAAGTTACCTATTGTAAAGCTATTATTTTTTGAAGTTGTTGGGTATGTTAGTGTACTGTTATTTTCAAGTGTTGTTAATATATTATTAGACTTAGGTAAAAGATCAATATTTCTATTTAATAAAGTAGTAGCACTTGCTGGCGCTAACGGACTTGGCTGTAAGTCATAATGTACTAATCCAAACCCAGTAGGCTCACCGTCTGCTCCTGCTTGCACATTACCTCTAGTATAATGCACTGCTTCGTACTGTATAGTAATAGTATTCTGCATATGTGAATTGCCTTCACTGTCAACAGAGTCATGTTCCCAATTAGTAATAATAGGATTTACTAATGAATATGTTGTATATTGACCTCTTGCTAATTGTGTTATTTGCAAACTTCTAAAAAAAGGAACAGTATTATTATTATCTAAACCGTATCTGTATTGATGACGGGCCCTGTTCTTATATGTATTATCACCATTATTAGTTTTACTATATGCTCCGGGATTATCTCCGTGCCATGCATCTGCATAATAGAATCTATAATAAGCTTCTAACAATGCACTAGTAACACCGTGATTATCATCATGAAATGTAATAGTAATTGGTTGGTAAGTTATGCCAGTTTGCATATTCTTTTTTCTATTATATTGATTCTTAGTTTCTACAGTTGCTTGATATTTAGGCAAGTCTGCACTTTTTACTAATAATCCAATTTCGACTCCGTACTTTTGTGTTAACGCACTTATGACGTTGCCAACACTTGGGTCTAAGCCGAAGAAACAATGGTAAAGGAATTTTGATTTAGGTGCAAACTTTAAATTATTATTAACAAATAATTTAGATGCATGCGAATAGTCCCCTAAGTTTCCTTTAGGTCCTTGTGTCGATGCTAAGTTATCAGAGTACGAGTTATTCATACTAGTATTTATCTATTCGTATTAACTGCTTAGATAATAAAAAAGGAGCCGAAGCTCCTTTTACTCAATAAAGAGGTTTTTTTATTATGCTCCGCCGCCAGTTATTAACGAGCCGCTTGTACGTGGAACACTTACGCCAATTCCGCCTTCAGCGTCAGTTTGCACTGCGTTGTCGTATTGGATTTCAAGTGTTACTGTAACAGGTTCGTTATTGGAATAAGCTAAAGAATTATAGTTTGCGTTAGTAATAAAGCAACCGTATAGTTCAAAAGTTTCAAGTACGTTTGGAGTATATACGCCATTACCGCCGTCGAGTATTTCGATACGTGTAACAAACTTATAATCTTGTCCTGAAACTGCACTTGACTGTTCCATAAAATCAAACTGCTTCTGTAACTGCTCGCCTACTAGCTTTTGAACAGCATTGTTCACGTCTTCACGTAAGTTTAACGTGATTGGTGACCAAGTGTGCTTGCCTGCTAAGTATGCTTTTGAGTTGTACGCATGGATTTCCATCGGTTCAAAAGCAACAGTTGGACGAGTTACATCTACAACTTGTTTTGTTAATTCTGTAGTCGGTGTACTAACACCAAAGTTTTCCAGTGACACTCTAAAGCGGTACTGAAGCTTTGGCATTAACAAGCCTTGTGAGCTAGCAGAATCTCCGCTAGCAAGTGGCACTGTAATTTTACTTAATGATGAAATTGCCATTTATTTTGCTCCTAATGTAGTTGTATTTATCATCCTGCTGTCCCAGCTATCTCGCCAGTGTTTTTCAAACGCAATGGAATGTAGATAAACTCGATTGATTTAACAGGTTCAATTGCAATATCTACGTAAAGTTCATTACGATCGATTCTGCTTGGCGTATTGTTTGACTCGTCACATACAACTAAGAAGTCATAAAGTGCTCTTTGTCCTACAAGCTCTAACAGCAAACTTTCAACCTGCTGCTTTATCTCGTCTCTAGTGATCTTATCATTAGGTTCAAAGATATAAGGTTTAGCAAGTGAGCTAAGTTGACTGCGTAAATATACCACAAGTCTTGCAACGTTAATTCTGTCTAATGAACTTGCGCCTCTAGCACGAGTCTTTTGGCCAAAGTTAACAAGTCCTGAACCTGTAATAAACGTAATTGGATTAACACTATTTGCATACAATGTATCACGCTGTCCTTCGTTTAGTGAAGTACTTACAAATTCACCTTCGCTATTAATATAACCTGTTGAACTTGCGTTACTTACTCCGCCACGTCTTGTACCTGCTGGTGCAAACCATGGATAGCTAACTTGGTCACTTAGTGCAACTGTACGTAGCATCATGTGACTTGGTGGAACAACAACATTGTTACCAAAGTTATCACTTGTAAAGCCCCATGGATAAAACACACCTAAGTACTCGTCACTTGTAACTAATCCGTCATCGTTATCTTCAACTACTGTACGGGCGTTTGTTGCCCATTCATTTAGTGAAGTAGCATCTGGAGTTAATCTTGCTGGTGAATCACCAATAACAAATGCTGTTAAGCCTCTGTCGTTGTTTAGTGTTACTAGTTCGCCAATTAGTTCTGGATAACCTGGGCAAGCAATTAAGTTAAATCTACGTGAATCTTCGTTACGAATCTCATCGTTGTTATTAACAATAGCTTGTAGTTTTTGTACAACAACTTTGCGCTGTGCATGACGTCCAAATGTGCCTGAGCCGTCTTCTTGGTTTCCTGATTCAGTAACCCAACGATCTTTTGCATAAGCTGACATAGATTGATCACCAAAGCGACCATTTACTGCTGCTGTGTCAATATAGTTCACTTCATAACGTTTTACATTAAATCCACTTCTGCGAGTGTTAAAAAGCAATGCGCCTTTTGGATATAGTGCTGGGTCTGGTGCATCTGGGTCTAAATAGTTGCTTGTTAGTAAAGCTTTAATAGTTGCTGCTGTATTACCAGCTGCGCCTGTTGCTCCGTAACGTGCATCGCCAAACACAATACCATTTTCAGTTGTTTGGTCACTGCTATCAATTAGTACCCAAGTATCAACTAATGATCCTGTGTAACGATAAATTACTGGATAGTTTTCAACGTCTGATGTGTCAATCCATAAGTCACCTAATACTATACTAGAACCATCTGATTGTACAAGCGGTTGACTTGCGCTAACAATTGGTCCGTTTGCATCTGTGCCGTTCATTGCTGAATACACTGGACTAGTAGAATCTTGATAACCTACCCAAGTACTACCATTGTTGATCATAATGTCAGCTTCATCAACAATTGAATTGTACCATAATGTTCCTGCTGCTGCTGTATTTGTTGGTGCTGCACTACTTGCTGTATACTTCAGTGCTTCCCAATTACTTACTCTGTATTGTATTGGATTACCAGCGCCGTTATCAACACCAGGTTCGTCACTTACAAAGCGTGTTCCTGTTTTTGTTGTAGCGTTATAAGGAGTAATGCCTAAGCCAGTTAGTACTGAAGATGCACTACCTGCTGAGTCAGTAAGTCTAATTTCGCCGCCCTTAGAATGTGTAAGAACAATTTGGTCTGCTGCATCAACGTCTGCACTTACATAAGGAATAGCTGCACTTGTAATTTGTGCTGCTATATCTACTGCTGTTGCTCTAGCTGTTGTTGATCCTGTCCAAGTAACTAATGCCATTGTACTGAAGTCGCTACTGCCTGGTGATGTTGCTTGAATATTAAATTCATAAGCTCCGCCATTAACAAAACTTGCAAGTGTCACTGGGTTAGAAGTAATAACTGTACTACCTACTGCTGCTCTTTTAAATATTTTAAAAGTGCCTTTTGGACTTGCGTCTTGGGCAACATTGCTCTGTACATGCAAATTACCAATTACTAAGTTGCTACCACCGCCTACTTTATCTAAGTTCAATAAAGCAATTTCAGCCGTGTCGTAAATTGGAGCTTCAACTGAGTCCCATAATTTTGTACTAGTATTCCAAGTTTTAACTCTCCAACGTGCGCCTAAGTTAGGTGTAGTTGTTTTGAGCCATACACTACCTGTAGGACGTCCATTATAGCCGCCTGCTGTAGTTTTAAATGTATCTGGAATTTCTGTATGCTTACTAATTTGTAAAGCTGGTATGTTAAACGTACCGCCTGTTAGTCCTAAGAACGTAAGTGCTTCTCCGTTGCCTGAGCCAACTAGAATTTTTACAGTAGCAGTGTTTGAGCCATCGTTGTAAATTGCTAGTTCGCCATTTACTACTTTAGCTGTTATACCAGTTAACGAAAAGCCATTGATAGCATCTTTAACTACTGCAATAGAATCGCCTGGAGTAACTGTAACTACTGTACTGTTTATTGTAAATGTGTCTGCTGCTGCTGCTCCTGAATCTTCACCAAATAGTGTGCCTGTCTTTGCACCTAGTATAGTTGGAATAGA